TTCAGCTCTGGTCTTGATGAGCGCTGGGAGTTCCCAATTGCAACTGAGCGTCCATACTCATATGCACGTTCAAGCTGGGCACCAACTGGCCGCAAGGGCTTCTACACATGGCATGGAGATCTTTCAGCTGCGGTTAACAACGTTGCTCGCACTGGTTCAACTGCTACACTTACAACTGCTGCAGCACACAACTTTGCTGAAGGCGACACTGTAGTAGTTGCAGATCTTACAACCACTGCACTCAACGGAACATACACAATTACAGGTGTTCCAACCACAACAACGTTTACCTACACGACTTCAACATCTGGAACAGTCGGCTCTACCGCAGATTCTGGTACAGCAGATGTTACAGCAAACAGCCGTGCGGTAACTGACTTTGCTTCACAGGGCTCGACAACCAGCTACAACGTACCTGGTAACGAGAACTACAACGCAGATAACGCGACTGACTTCATCATCGCGTCAACTGAGGATCCAACCTCCTGATAGACTAAGAGAGCGACATGCCAATGTGTAACCACCTACACAGGCATGTCGCTCCTCTTCATATTGGCATAACGACGAGTAGACGGGACTAAAGAGTGTCAAATCTTTGGGTTACAGTTGACGAACTCGATGAGTTCGCCGACGATGAATATGCCTACGACGCTGTAAAGGTCGCATCTCAACTTCTTTGGGCCATGAGTGGCCGTAAGTTTAACGGAATCACGACTGTGACTGAGCGCTATGTTTGCGCCTCACGCGCCTATAGACTTGGCGCTTCCTCACGTAACTACACGCCTGAACTTGTTGGCGGAGACGTATATAACATTCCTTTTGATGAATTTGATGACTATGCTGAGATTACTACAGACGGCATGTCACCTTCTACGCGTTTAAGATTGCGCGGTCGTCCTGTAGTTCGTATTCACTCTGTTCGTGACAGAGCAGGTAAGATCGTTGACCCTGCTAACTACTATCTCGTAGATCACTCAACACTTCAAGCTAAGGCTGGAACTGCCTGGGCACCATGCAATATCGAGATTACATATTCATACGGAGCTCCGCCTCCTGCATCAGGAAAAGCCGCTGCCCGTATTCTTGCAAAAGAATTTATTAAACTATGGAACGGCGACGAGTGTGACTTGCCACAACGTGTGACTGCCATCTCACGCCAGGGTGTTTCATACACAATTTTAGATAACCAAGACTTTGTTGAGGAAATGCGTACTGGTCTCTATGCAGTCGATCTCTTCCTTAAGTCAGTTAACCCAGATAAGGCACGTGCTAAGGCACGTGTATTTAGTCCAGACGTACCACGCGCTCGTCGTATGGTGCCAAAGCCTTTGCCACTTGGACAAAGCGTTCTTGATATGTACATCACCGGAAACGAAGGTGGCGTATTAGACGTTAACCTTGACTACATCAACGCAGGATTCCTTGCAAGTGATGATACATGGGTTCCAATATTAAAAATTGCTAACTACACAGGAACAAAGACCAAGGAACTTTTGCCTGGTGCGGTTCAACTAAATGATCCAATCGTGACGGACGTTACTAAGAACGTTTCATATAAGCAGCTTACAGACGGTATTGCCACAATTACTACCTCAACTGCTCATGGCTTTGTTGAAGGTGACCTTGTCACAATAGCTGGAATCAACTCAACATTTAACGGAAGCTACTACATTGTAGATGTTCCATCCGCTACAACATTTACCTACGCGCGCCAGGGATACGACGACGTTGCCTATGGAGCAGATACGGGAACTGCTACAGTAAGCAACGAGTCACGCGACTCAATCACGCTTACAGTTTCATACAATGATGCCTATGCATACGTTGGTTTTGTTGACCCAGGAACATGGGACCTATACGCGTCACGTCCAGATCCTCTCGATGAGACTGCAACTGAAACTGTTTATATTGCCTCAGGCAATCTTGCTATGCGTCTTGGTAAGGAAGTTATTCCTACATATAATCTTGGAGAATAACCGTGACAATAATTGACGTATCGACAGTAAACTCAGGCGCACTTAACCTAAAGACCTTTCTTGACAAGGTATTAGAAAAGACAGTTGAAACATTTGAGGAACTAAACGTTCCTGTACCTTCCCGTCGTTTTTGGACAATGGGAGAACCTGCAGTTGACTGCGAGCAACTCGTTGTATCGTTTATTCAAATCTATCTTGGCCTTCCTGGAGATGAGGCAAGTCAACCTCAACGATGCTCCGTTCCGCGTAGCGCGGTTTTACGCATCTCGGTCTCACGCCCAATTCCAGTAGTTGGAGCAAATGGAAAGGCTCCTTCTGGAGACAAGATTCAAGAGGCGTCAGAGATTGCTGCCGTTGACACGTGGGTGTTTATGGAACTCATTAACAAGTTAGACCAATGGGAGCCAGGAGAGTTTGGTATGGGTGTTATTGCAACCGTTGAGGCTGCAAACCCAGAAGGTGGCTTTCAAACAACAAACATGCAGGTAACGTTGGTGGTTCCATAATGGCAACGATTATCTTTCGTAGAAAAGAACTTGACACGCTTCTTAACTCACCGTTGGGATTAGTTGGTCGTCATCTTGCAGCAAAAGGTAGAAAAATTGTAGTTGCTGCAAAGGCTCAGGTTGGAGTTGATACAGGAAGGTTACGTGCGTCAATTCACATGAGACACCTTCGCTCAGCTGCAGGGCAATATATTGAAGTTGGCTCATCAGTACGGCACGCGCTTGCTCATCATGAAGGAACACGTCCTCACATGATTGTTCCAAATCGCGCTCGTGTTTTGCGTTTTTCAGCAGGCGGTAGAGTCGTCTATACTCACATGGTACGACACCCTGGAACAAGGCCTAATAAGTACCTCACCGATAACCTTTATTTGATAAGATAATAGAGTTAAGACAAACGTCTTGATAAAGACACTAACACAATACGGAGGAAGAAATAATGACCAAGTTTAGAGACTTTGGTTCTGGTAATACCACTGGTGAAAAAGAACCAGTGTCGTTTGCGCTTCACGGAGAAAACTTTGAATGCTATCCGGAGCTTCAAGGAAAAGTCTTGCTTGATCTTGTTGCACGCTCAAGCGGAGAAGATCCTGCCGAGGCTGCAAAAACAATCACTATGTTCTTTGAAAAAGTACTTTTGCCAGAGAGCTTTACTCGCTTTGATGCGCTACTAAATGACCCAAATAGAATTGTTTCTGTTGAGACACTTGGAAACATCAGCGGCTGGCTAGTAGAAATGTACACCGGACGCCCGGAAGGGGCGCCAGAAGTCTCCTAACCTGGGGAATAGACCTCTGGCCATACGTTAACGGTAAAGCAATCGTGAATAAGTTAAACTTAAAGGAAATGGAGGCAAGCGACATGCTAGATGTCTTGCACTTTTTCTTTGAAGAAGACTTATTTTACTCTACGGCTGAGCAAGCAGAAGGCCGTGACAGAGCACGTGAAGCTATTTACCAAGACTTTTACGGAGAGCACTATAAGTACTCGGCAAGTAAAGGTTCCTCAGCAAGTGGACAAGGAATCTCTAGAAACTTTGACTTTGACATAGAAGAAGTTGAAGAAGAGATAACTCCATTTGATCCGCTTCAAAAGAAGCAACCAACTAAACCATATATTCCTCCAACACCTGTGAATGCAACTGCATCACAGCCATTTGGAAACGTACTCGACGGACCATTGACCAGAGGATAGGAGGTGACTAAGTGGCAGTAATTGGAGACGCGTATATAGTTGTTCGTGCAATAACGAGCAGCTTTGAGAACGATGTACGTAAGGCAGCTCGTGGTATCAATCTTCAAGGAGACGGAAGAAGCGTAGCAGGAAGTTTTGCTCGTGGATTCTCAAGCGGAATTGGAGACGATCTTGCTGGAAGCTTTGCTAAGTTTAGACGAGAAGCAGAGCAAGCACGCGTTCAATTCCAGAGTCTTGTTCGCACAAGCTTTACATTAACTGCTGCTCTTGGTCCACTTATCTCTGGTCTTGGTTCACTTGTTACTGGATTTGTCTCTCTTGTTTCAATATTAGGAGCGGCAACACCGTCGCTGGTTGTCTTACCAGGAATTCTTAC